TACAAAATTTTTATATTTACAAAGGAGAAATGAATTATGTTAAAGGCAAATCTTAACGTTGTATACGTAGCAGAGATGGTTCGTGTAGGTAAATCCGTGAAGGGTGACTACGAAATGGTTCTTCTGAAGACCAATGGAGACCACGCAAGACTTCCCATTTGGGTAAAGAACGTTCCTTCTGGAATCGTGGAAGGCGGCAAGTTCACCATCAAGGAAATCACCGGTGCCGGTATCCGCCATATAAAGCCCTCTGAGCGCTTTGACAAGTGGCAGGATGAATTCAGCATCGACGCTGTTGTGTGCCCCGTATAAGCAATCTAATAGGTTAAACAAGCAGGCAGGAAGCAATTCCTGTCTGCAATTTTATTTTAAAGGAGAAATTACTATGTACATCTGCGAAAAATGCGGAAGAGAAGTTGAAGAAATCATCGAAACCACCGATGGCCAGAGCCTCTGCGAAGACTGTGTAGATGAAGAACATCTGTTCTGCGACGAATGCAACGAATGGGTGCCCAGCGATGAAGTACACAGCGTCAGGATATCCTACAGAACTACCTACAACGTATGCGAAAGCTGCCTTGAAGACAACGACCGTTACTTCCAGTGCAGTAGCTGTGAAGAATGGTTCTACGATGGCTACGAAGGCGGGTACGAAACCGCAGACGGAACCATATGCTCAAACTGCTACAACTACGACTATGTAACCTGTAGCGAATGTGGCGAAGTCATCAGAGAGCAAGACGCCATATATAACGAAGATGACGAAGAGTGGTACTGTAGGCGTTGCAACGAAAGAGCCGGAAGAATCCGTAACTATGGGTACAAGCCCTCTCCTGTGTTCAAGACCAAGCATGATACATTCCATGTATCTGAGGACATCAAGGAGCTGATGTTCGGCGTAGAGAACGAGATAGACAAAGGCGAAAATCCTTTGGACACCGCTGCTGCCATCTGTAGAAAAGCTCCGGACGTCTACATAAAGCATGATGGCAGCCTTGGTTCAAATGGCATGGAAATCGTCACTCATCCTTGTTCTCTGGAATACCACATGGAAAACCTTGGCTGGGATAGCATCTGCAAAATTGCTATGGAAAGCGATTACAAGAGCCACGATGCAAGAACCTGTGGTCTGCATGTGCATGTTGGCAGACAGCAGCTCGGTGATACTGAAGAACAGCGCAAAGAGACTATTGCGAAGATAATTACTCTCGTGGCAAGGCATTGGGATGCTATAGTCAGGTTCTCAAGACGCAGAGAAAATCAGCTCAGGGATTGGGCATCCAAACCCAACATAGACCTCAGTAAGAAATGGACAAAGGAAGACCTGATATACGAATGCATGTATGAAAGACACAGAGGCCGTTACCGTGCAGTTAACCTCTGCAACTATGAAACCATTGAGTTCAGAATCTTTAATGGCACTCTGAAGTATCATACCATTCTGGCTACTCTTCAGCTCGTTTCGAATATATGCGAATACGCAAAAGAAAACAGCTTTGAAGTTGTTCTTCAGAGCACTTGGCACGGAATAACCCACTATAAGACTTACGGAGAGCTTCAGGCTTATCTGAAGGCCAGAGGTCTGGATGAGGTAGACAGTCCTGCAGGGACTCGTCTCTGGACAAAGGAGGAAATCGAGGAAGAAAAGAAGCGAGGAAAGTTCAAGGTAGGTGACTATGTAAGAATCAAGGAAAATCTTGTGCCTCACTGGAACACTCCTGCAATCGTAGGGCACGCTGGAGAAATCGGCGTTATACGGTATATCAGAGAAAGCAGAGACTTGCCCTATACCGTAGAATTCGAAAACAGATTCTGTAGCGAACTGTACAGCCCTGATAACATCTACAGCGGTCACGGTTACAGAGTGATGGGAGACCAGATAGAACTCATCGACTGCGACCACGTAAGCGACTTTGATTGGTAAATAAAGGAGGATAAAAATTATGTGTATCATTGCAGCTAAGCCCGCAGGAGTAGCAATGCCCAAGTACGAATACATCAGCAACATGTTCCAGAACAACAAGGACGGCGCCGGTCTTATGTACGCAGCCAATGGCAAGGTACATATCGAGAAAGGCTTTATGGATGAGTTCAGCTTCGCAAGTAGACTTGCGGAGCTGGCAAAGGAGCATGACATTGAAAAGCTTCCCATCGTGATGCATTTCCGCATCACCACTCATGGCGGTACAAAGCCTGAAAACTGCCATCCTTTCCCCATTACAGACAGTATGGGTATGCTGAAGAAGCTCAGATGCAGAACCAACATCGGTGTAGCACATAACGGCATTATAGATGTCAGCCCGAGAAGCAAAGACATCTCCGACACAATGGAGTACATTGCCGGCAGACTTGCCCCTCTCAAGAGAGCAATGCCTAACTTCTACAAGAACAAGGATATCCTGCAGATGATATACCACGGCATTACTTCAAAGATGGTAATCATGGATAGAAACGGTGACATGAGCTTTATCGGAGACTTCCGGGAAGAAGACGGTGTGAAATACTCTAATACCAGCTACATGTATAACTACAGCAGCTACCGTTGCTTTCCCTATGAAATGGAAGGCTACGACGAATACGAAAGCTACAGCTACAAGGAGCTTATGTGGCTGGATGAAGACAAGGGCGAATATGTAAAGTCAAAGAAAGGAGACTTCTTGCAGGATGACTTTGCAATAGACAAGAACGGTAATGTATATTACTTCGATTCTGAAATGGGAATGTTTGTAAGGCTGTACGGAGCAACCGCTTACAACAGTAACGGAGGCTTCTTGAAGTTTAATCCCGACAGCGAATTTACTTGTCATGAGGTGGTAATGCTTTGACAGACGCAGAATACCTGTTCAGAAGCCAATCGGCTGAACTGAAACGCACAGGCCGTGGAGCCTACAACAGAAAGGGCGGGAGCAGAAGTAAACGCTGCTCCCTGCCCAGCGACAATCTTACTGAAGCACAGAAAAGGAGAATGAACGGAGAAGTTATGAGCTGTAGAATGAATGAACCTATGAGCTGGAAAGAGTTCAAGAAACTGCCCACAGATGTACAAGCGCTGTATATCATCCACCTGAGAGACAAATACGGCGCAAGAAACACAGACATTGCCAAGATGATGGGAGTAGAACGTTCGTATCTGTCTCGGCATATCAGCGCTAATCTGCCAAAGCTGAAAAAGAGTCCCGGCGGAGCATCGAAGTTTGAAGACCCACGGTGGACTAATTTCATCAAGAAAAACGGAAATGATGAAATTAAAACCATCAATGACGAAGTTGAAGAAACAACCGAAGAGTACATTGACCCTGTCGAACCCGAAATGCCCGATGAAAAGCCTATGCCTGAAAAGAGGACAATCCCTCTGAGAGTGCTGAGCGGCAAGCTAAACTTCTCCGGTAACGCAGGAGCAGTATTCACAAAGGCCAATCTGCTCTTTGACTCAGCCAAAGAATACGACATCAAAATCATTTTCAAGGAGGTATGCGATGCTTAACATGAATCTCGAATTTGAGCTGGAATATGACTGCGCAAAGCGAAAGCTGCTGCTCATAGACTACGACCCTCCCAATGACAAAGAAGACCCGGTAAGACTTGCATTTACTAATGTCAATGACATTGACGGCATCAAAACTGTAGTAGGAGCATGGATTACACTCAAGGCAGAAACTGAAGAAAAAAAGGCTTGCAATGCGTAAAATGGTCGATATACCGTGTAGGTGAATCGAAGTGGAGCGCTACGCTTCGGTATTACTTACACGGAGGATACCTCAATGGCAGAATATGCATCGAAGGGTGTCGCAGGAACCGGGCTTGGACTTGGCGCAGCAGCGTTGGGAGTAAACCTTCTCAATGGCAGTATTGGTAATCTGCTTGGCACGGGCTGGAACAATGGCGGCTATGGCTACGCTATATGCAGCGACAACATGCCCGTGAACAGATACGAGGCCACTCAGAGCGCCAGAATTGCCGAGCTGGAAACCGAAGTCAAGCTCAGGGACGCAAACATCTATACCGACGGCAAGCTCAACGACCTCAGAAACTACATGGAAAGAAAGTTCGACCATGTAGAGCACGAACTGTGTGACCAGAAAGCATTCAACACCGGCACTATCAGCACCATTAACTGTATGCGTGGTGATATAGCAGAACTGCTCGGTCTGACCAAGAGAATTATACCCAAGGACAGCATCTGTCCTGAGTACATGCAGAGATATAACTCTTGGGTCGCACCGACCACCACCGCACAGGAAAATCCCACCGGCGCATAAAACAAAAAAGGGGAGGGCTTTCGCCCTCCCCGATTCAAAGGAGTTTATATGGTTTCAATAGACAAAATCCAACGCGGTGCGGCAAGATATCTTGATGCTGAAATAATGCCAAAAGCTGAAGGTAAAGATAAATGGATTATTTCTGCCGCAGGAACTCTGTATCTGGCAAGGCTACCGGCTCTCATCCAAGCCCTTAAAAGCAAAGAAGCAATAGCTCTTCTCGGTATCATCAGCGAAGACGGAATGAGCGTGGACTTGGATGCAATAATGAGCAGCATAAAGCCAGCAGCCAGACAAGCACCGGCGACCATCAAAATCCCATTCGGAGGCGCTATATCTTTCACCGAAGGAGATATAGATATACTCAAAAACTATATCATGCAAGCTTAGGAGGTAAAGCATGGAAAAAATAAAACATCTGGCAGAGAAAATCCGTGAAGAACTCAACGATGCGGAAAACTACGCCAAAGACGCTCTCAAATGTGAGCATGACGATAAGGAAATGTCCAGAACTTTTGCAGCGCTGTCAAGAGAAGAACTCGACCATGCAGAACGTCTCCACAAACAGGCAACGAGGATTATCCATGAGCATAAAGAGGAACACGGCAGTCCTCCTGAACCTATGCAGACCATCTGGAGCTGGGAGCATATGCACATGATTGAGAAAACAGCATGCGTCAGAAAGCTCCTCGAAATCCTCAAATAAAAATCTTAGTAATTTCTTAGTAATTTGACTGTCTAACTTATTTTACATATGCTCATTTTATCTCACATTTGTAAAGTTTTTTAGACAGCCAAAAACGGGATTTTCCCGACAAAACAAAGAAAAACCTGAAACCTCAACGGTCTCAGGTTTTCTCATTTTTGGTGGACGATACAAGACTCGAACTTGTATCAAAAAGGGTAAAACCATTGGAAAATCAACGGGTTTGAAACCTCATTAGTAATTTCTTAGTAATTAGCCCTTTTTAGCGGCTTCTTTATACCCGACAATGGCATTAAATCTCTCATCAATAACCTTATCAGCGGCTTTTCTGCCAGCATCAAAAGCATGGATATAAACCTTCTTCATAGTCGAGTCTGTCTTCCAGCCGCCACGAGCTTGAGCAACAACCGTGGGAATAGATTCTTCGGCCATAACAGATGCATTGACATGTCTCAAAGCATGAAATTTCATCTTGGGGAGACCGCTTCCTTCAAGAACTTTCTGGAACCGCATATATACGGCATGACCAGAACGAGGTTCAATGACATCGCCATCAACCTTGTCAATAAGTGTCTTGATATAAGCAGGAATATCATAGACCCTCTTTCTGTCTTCTTCTTTAGCAGCTTCTTTCCTGAGAGGCCCAGAACGAAGGTCAACAACGGATTCGACAAGGTATAGCTTATTACCAAAGATAGATTTACTTTTAGTAAGACCGCGAATTTCGGACATTGACATTCCGAGCCACATTGCTAAGAGGCAAGGCAGTTCGATATCAGTGTCCTTAATGACAGGGTAAATGTCTTCTGGCGGAACAACTACAACAAGAGAGCGCTGAAGCTCTGGTAGGGTAACATCTATGTCAATACCCTTGACATACTTGTGTAAACAAGTAGATACAAGATTATAGGCATCAATGACAGTTTTAGGCTTAATAGTCCCACCCTTGCGAGAAGGCTTATCAAGCTCAGCTTCAATGGCAGCGTCAACGGCAGCGGAGGTAACATCTCCAATCGGCATTTTCATAAGCTCTTGGAAACGTTTATCTCGTATATATTCATACTGCTCTATTGTGCGAGCCTGTAGCCTATTACGACGAGAAGAAATGTACTTTGTGATAGCATCGGAAACCGTGATGTTCTCTACATGCCTTTTAGAGCCAAGCAAGCCGGCTTTGAGAGCTCTGGCTTGAGCATAATACTCAGCTTCAGTTGGAGCCTTGACAGTGTACCGAACACCATCAAGCATAACCTGAGAATACCACTCGCCAGACTTAAGCTGTTTAGGCTTTGGAACAGCAACCTCGGTCTTTTTCTTCCGGCTTTTAATAACCTTCTCGCCACAGTAAAGGCAGTAAATGGAATAGTCAGGTATTTCCTGCTTGCAAGCTTTACATTTCATAAGCTACCTCGCCAGAATTTTATCCCAATTCCTGTCGATAATTTTGGCCTTACGCTCATTCTCGGCCTTCCAAGCATCGGCCTGTATCCAAGCCCTTTGAAGTTCGTCTTTGAGAGTGTCAATCATGCCTTGATAGCGCTTGCAAACGGCATCAATCTCCTGCTGATAGGAGGCATGGATATTATCCTGTATCCGTTTATACTCCTCATTATCGCTACCGAGGCGTTCGATGTCCTTGAGAGCCTCTGCAAGAAGGTGCTGGCTGCTCTCGTCAACCACAATGTTGGGTATAGCGCAAGGATACTTGCCATTGGGGTCTCCAAGCAAGTAGGCGGCAATAGAAGAAATAGTGAAAAAGCTGGGGTCATTGACCTTGCCAGTGAGAGTCCGCTTTATGGTAGCCAAAGAGATGCCGGTACCGTCAGCGACATCTTGATAAGATTTCTTGAGGAAAATACGAGCCATCTGAAGGAACTCGCATACACGCTCAACGCCCATAACAGAAAGGTTTGGGCCACTGCATCCGCTTCTGAAAGAATGGCATTGAAAGCACTTATTAAAAGGCTTGTCGTCGGTGACAGCAAAGCTGAGAGTTACATTCTCGTCCGGAAGGAATACTTCCTTGTTCTTGGTAAGTTCATCCATGATACTACTCCTATCATTCTAAGATACTTTGTAGAGCGCTCAACGACACCAAGGATGACGCCAACGACTCTTGAAAAACATAACGGGAAATGATAGGCTGTAGATGGGTGAAAACCCATCAGCCTATTGGCGGTACGGCGGGGAAAGCGGTTTGCCGACAGCATCCCCGCTGTACTTTAAAACTAAAATAATTCAACAAAACTAAACAAAGGAAAGGTGAAACATGGAAAGCATCGAGCAAATGCGAAAAGAAATCCTCGCAATGTACAAAACACTTCCATACGAAGACAAGCTCAGGGCATACGTGATGCTTTCAATCCTGCGACAAAAGCGTGAACCTTCGCAATCTCGTCGGCACGCAAATCAGTAAGCTCAATAGAATATAAATCGTCAAGCTCATTCCCATACGGGGGAATGGGCTTCTTTTCTTTTACGAGGTCTGTATACACCAAATCCTCAACAGATACTCCAAAGAAATCCGCGATATCCTTAAGGGTGCTTTGCCTCGGCAAGGCATCATTCTTTTTCCAAGCAGTAACAGAACCAGATGACTTAACCCCAACCAACGCAGCCACAGCATTGGGTGACTTCCCTATCGACTTACACAAAAACTCGTAATTTGTCCAAAACATACAAGCGAACCTCCTTACATTTGTTCAAATGGCTGAAATGAGAAAAGACGAGATTTTTATATTGCAAAATGAGATAAAATGAGATATTATAAGGGCACAATTGAGAAAACTGAGAACGAAACCTCATTTATAACACTTCCGGGCCATGTGAAATGTTATATTCATTTGCATACAACAATAATAACTCATTAAGGGGCGTTCGTCAATAAGTTTTCTCAAAGAAACTAAGAAGGAGTGAGAAATTGAACGCATTTAAGAAGATGAGACTGCTCTCTGGCAAGACAGCAAAACAGGCAGCAGAAGAGGGAAACCTCAAGTACACATCCATACTGAGATGGGAAGGCGGAGTATCAAGACCCAAGGCTGATGTACTTCCGACTCTTGCCAAGCTCTACGGATGTGAAATCAAGGAATTCATAGGCGAATATGAGACGGCGAGATAGGCGGCATTTTGAAGCATACCGTCCAGAAATAAGGACATTCGTATGCACTAAATGCGGTCAGAAGACACCGGCAAACAAATATCGAGGGAAGACAAAGGCAGGACATGTAAAGACTATGTACTGCTTTAAGTGTAAGAAAACAGAGAATCATATCCAGATAGATTGAGGAGGCGTGAAAATGTTCGGGGGTAAAGTCAGATGCCTAAAGTCAAATACTGTGCCTTAGCAAAGAAAAGAGACCCTCTGAAGGGTCTGATACTTGAATACATCAAAAACAACAATCTTAGTACAGGACAAGTAGCTACTAAGTTAGGGGTATCAAGAGCCACCTGTAGCAAAAGGCTGAACCAAGAGCACACAGACAACTGGCTCGGAGACGCGAAAGAGCTTTGTAAGAAGATGAATATCCCAATCGAGGAGTTCAGAGCTGCTGTGAGGTACTGAGATGAAGGAATGCTACAAATGTTTCTACAGGAGCCGAGTAACACTCTCCTGTGACTACTACCTTACAACTGGTACAAGAGTAGTCAAATCTGAAGAGCATTGTAGCGGATTCCGTGAGCGCGAAGGAGAGAGTCTTGCTCCTCACATCCTTGAAATGGAAGCGCTCTACTACAAGGGCTTATCAGACAGAGCTATAGCGAGAAAGCTCAGCGTAAGCAGATACTCAGTATACACATGGAGAATATCACAGGGGCTTCCTCCGAAGGGAAACGAGCAAAGAGGACGGCCTAAAAGAACGGAGATGAAAGATGGAAACTGAATACAGCGATTACAGAATAAATGACTTGATGGCGACTCTGCACAGAGGCCACGCAAGTGCAGTAAGCCGGCAGCGTCTGGCAAAAGAGATGGACATGTCCGACAGAGCTGTGAGAGCTCTGATAGAGAAAGCCAGAGACGAAGGTTGCCTGATACTGAACAAGCAGGACGGCAAAGGCTACTATCTGCCCGACAGTATAGACGACATAGCATATCAGTATTGGCAGGATACCAATAGGGCGCTGGCGATACTGAAGCGTAGGAAGACAATGAGGAAAATGTTAAAGGAGGCTGGAGTAAAAGTATGATTCAGGTGCCTGACCACCCTCAGATTCGAAGCA